CCTAATGAATGAAGACAATAAAAAAAAACTAAATAATAAAAGTGGCAAAGGGAAAAATAAAAAGCCAAAACTTACTGTCAAACAGCAAAAATTTATTGTTGAGTATGTGAAATTGGGGAACATGACTAAAGCAGCGGAAAAGGCTGGGTACTCAAAAAAAATGGCATATTCAATAGGACAAGAAAACGCGAAGAAACTCGAAGAAGAGATTCGGGCCTATACAGAAAGCCGAATGAACAAGAAAATTGCAAGCGCTGACGAGGTCTTAGAGTTCCTGACAAAAGTAATGCGAGGTAAAATCAAAGAAGAGCAAATTGTGGTTGAGGGAATAGGGCGAGGATTTTCTGAAGCACGAATTGTTGAAAAGCATCCAACAGCAGCAGATAGGTTGCGAGCAGCCAAAGAGCTTGCCAAACGTTATTGTTTGAACCCAGACACGATCAACATTAAAGCACAAGGCACAATCGAAGATTTAAAACCATTGAGCCAATTATTGTTATACAACGACGATGAAATTGATCCAGGAGATATAAGCGATGATGACGCAAATGATTCCTAACCAATTGCCATTGCAATATCAACCACGCCAAGCAACAATTAAATGGAAACCATTTTCTAAAAAATGGAAAGATTATATTCACAAAGGTTTTAAATCAAAAATGAGCGTTGCAGAGGGATCCGTTAGAAGTGGTAAAACAATTGCTAACTGTATAATAGCTTGTGACTTTTTAGAGCGTTGTCCTGACAAACTGCATTTAGCAACAGGATCAACAATTGCTAACGCAAAATTAAACATTGGAGACTCTAACGGTTATGGACTTGAGCACTTATTTAGAGGCAGATGTAGGTGGGGGAAATACAAAGATAATGAAGCATTGTATATTAACACCTTAACGGGAGAGAAGATACTTATATTTGCTGGCGGAGGCAAAGCAGACAGCTACAAAAAAATACTAGGTAATTCATATGGCCTATGGATAGCGACTGAAATAAACTTACATTTTGATAGCGATGATTCAAGGATTAGTTTTATCAAGACAGCACTGGGCAGGCAACTAGCATCAATCGAAAGCAAAATATTATGGGACTTTAACCCTTGTGCGCCTACTCACCCTATATATTCTAATTACGTAGATAAATACAAAATAATAAATTATCTAGGAGGGTATAATTATCAGCATTTTACAATAATGGACAATTTGTCAATCACACCCGAGCGGTTAGAAGAAATTATGCAAACGTATGAAGTCGGGTCGCTTTGGTATCGCAGAGATATTCTGGGTGAGCGTTGTATTGCTCAAGGGCTATGCTATGAGTATTTTGCCAACAACACAAAAGAGTTTATTGTCAAGGACGATTACAAGAAAAATGAAATTATAAAAATAACTGTTGGTGTTGACTTTGGTGGTAGTTTATCATCCACTACATTTGTGGCAACTGGGATCACAAAAAACTACGAAGAAGTGGTTATACTTTTTGCCAAAAAAATAACAAGAGAATTAAATCCAATTGCATTAGAAAGTGAGTACATACAATTTTGTCATGAAGTCTTTGATTATTACAAGTTGTTTTTCATCACAAGGTGTGATAGTGCAGAGCAAATCCTTATTCGGGGTTTGAGGATGGCACAAGCCAACAATGCGCTGCCAACAACAATATTAAACGCAATCAAATCATCGATAATAAATCGGATTAGATTTATCAATCGTTTAGCAAGTTCGAAGCGATTAAAAATATGCGAAAGATGTAAAGATGTTATGGTTGATGCACTTTCAAACGCAAGTTGGGATCCAAATAAACCAGACGAGAGGTTAGACATTGTAGGGTTCAAAAACCCCGTTGATGTGCTAGACGCGATGGAATATTCGTTAGAAGAAGATATGCGGATGTTAATTGAGGTTGGTTAAAAAACAGAAAGGAAATATAAATAATGGATGTACAAGGAAGAATTAAGGCCTATGTTGGCAAATTAAATAGAAATTGTGAATCACAATCAGAATATTTGCCGTTGTGGGAAATGTGGTATAATGGGTACGACCCAGATTTTCACAAATATACTATTTATCAAAACGGGGAATATAAAACATTTTACAAAAAACAAATGAACTTTGGTAAAAAAGTATGTGAAGATATAGCAAACTTATTAGCAAACGAAAAATGTGATATTATAGTGCCAAAAGAGCAAAAGGAAAAACTAGACAACATTTTAAACACCAACAATTTTTGGTATTTACTCAACAAATATACGGAAATGGCAGCAGCATTGTCAATGTCAGCACTTGCAATATCGGTTACTGGCATCCCGATTGATAGTGCAGGAAATATGACAAGCAAAAAGGGCATCATTAAAATATCGGGAATTAATGCAAAAAACATTTACCCAATCACGATAGAAAATGGTGAGATAACCGAGTGCGCGTTTTACATTAAAAGCACAAATTACACTGACGTAATATATCATTTAAAAAACGAGCAAGGGTTGTACGAAATACACACCGAGCGGCAATATTCAAGAAATGAGAAAGTTATAAAAGCAGAGATAAGCATATTTCAAGCAAACACATCTACACCGTGGTATATGATTATACAGCTTAACCTTGCTAATAATCTTGACATTGATAGCGACTTGCCAATCTCATTATTTGCCAATTCAATTGACACTTTAAAAGCAATCGACAATAAATACGATGCATTCGACACGGAATATACACTAGCCAAAAAGCGTATATTTGTAAGTTCGGATTTAACACAAGTAGTTCCATCAACTGATGGTAGTGGCAATGTAAAGGTGGTTAGAGTGTTTGACACCAACGACATCGTCTTCTATAATTTGCCAAGAAGCGATGACGGGAAACCGTTAATTAGCACATCAAATGATGAAATACGTTACCAAGCATATATTGATGGAATTAATGAAGAACTAAACATCGCATCGGTTAAAATGGGATTCGGCAAAAACCATTATTCTTTAGGAATGGGTGGTGCTGGTGAGGGACGCGTAATGACAGCAACAGCAGTTGTTAGTATGCAATCACAATTATTTACCACAATTAAAAAGCATGAGATCGTTTTAGAAAAAGCGTTAAGGGGTTTCATTAAAACATTATTGCAAGTAGCAACAATGTACACACCCGATGAATTTCCGAAACTGCAAGATAAAGACATCAATATACGATTTGATGATTCTGTTTTCGAGGATAAAGACACAGAAATGGCACGCGACCGCACTAATGTAGCAGCTGGGTTGATGTCAGTTGTTGAATTTAGGCAAAAATGGTATGCGCAGTCGGAAGATGATGCGAAAAAATTTATCAATGAAAACTTAAAATATAGTCTTATTGATCATTACTTACCTGGGCTTGCACAAGGGGGAATATCTCCAAGCAAATATGTTGAAATTGTTTTTCCAGAAATGAATGAGGTAGAACAAAAAGAAATGATAGATTACATCACGACATATTTAGACAGCCTTAAAGCGTCGAGTGAACCAGATAGTATAGATGACGATGTTTATCAAGGCGACGGAGCGTAGTAAATGAATGACGAAATTATCAAAAGCAAGAAAGAAGAATTGCAAAATGCCGTAGATAATGAAAAACTAAACGTGATATCTCAAGATGTCGGGGTTGTATATTCAAATATTGAAAATGATGTTATCATTACTCTGAACAAGGAACTTAATAAACAAACAAAAGACTTGGAAAAATGGAAACAATATCATTTGAACCCTATCAATCAAGCCAAACTAAAAAAACAAATTGACAAGATTGTTCGGCGAGGCGAAAAGGCAGCGAGCAAAGTTGTAGAAGCCAGCAGAAACATAATCGGCGTGTATGAAAGAAGCAAAGCATCAAGCAACATCGAAAAAGGTAGTTTGCTGGTTAATACAGCAATGGACAATTACAATCGCTCTGTTGCTAAAATTGAACGCTTGGAGTCATCTGATGTTTTAAAAGAATCGATATATAAACAGACAAAACTAGGTATTGAAAAAGGGATAAAGGTTGTTTATCAAGATGGCAAAGTGTTTCGTTACAAAACATACATGGAAATGGCAGTGCGAACAAACATGGCAAACGAAGTAGCCAGCAAACAGCTCAAATATGGTGCAAATGCAGGAATAGTATTTTATTTATACAACACGATGCAAGATTGTGCAAAAGACCATCAAGATTATCAAGGGCAATATTACTATGATGCGCGTTGGGAAAGTTTTAATTTAAAACCCGAAAGCAAAGAAAAGATAGCTGATTTTATAGCATCAAAAAACATGATGTCAGTACAAGAGGTTGAAGGACCACCGATATATCTTGGTACGCGCCCTAATTGTAGACATAAAAAAATATCAGTGTCTATCGAACAAGCACTAGGAATACCAGCAGACAAGTTGGAAAATGAACTCGGAATATCTTATGGCTATTTTAAAAAGGACAAGCATATTGCGACAACAGAACATCACAAAAACGAACGGAACATTAGAGAATACCGAGATAGAATGAATCAGTACAAAGAGCTTGCCAAGCAAGATCCAACAAATCAAAACTACAAATTAGAAATCGTTAGAAACCGCAAACTGATTAAAAAATGGGAAGCAAGAGATTTAGATTTAAGGAAGCAAAATCAATGGTTGAAACGCGACAAGCGCAGAGAATATTCAAAAATATTAGTCAATGATATCGGAGCAAAGTATAACATTAAACTTTAGGTAATTATAGGCTATGCCTAAATTATATAATTTGTGATGTAATTTAATCGCATCACG